CATAAGTAGTTTTTGATCCTTTCCTTATTTTTGTTTTGGAAGATTGGAATACCATTCTAATATCTAATTCTGGATGTTGTTTTTTTATAAGTAGATGTTTCTTCCTATCTTCAAGAACCCATCTGCCCTTTGTCTCAACTAAGATACCATTAGGTAATGTAAAGTCAATTGTATACGTATGTTTTGTTTCCGGCTTTATATAATCTATGACCGTAGTTTCATACTCAAATTTAATTTTATTTTCTTTAAGTTGGTCCGATACTTTATGTTCAAACCCACTTCTATAACCATGTTTAATTGCATTTGCACGCAATTTGGATTTTGATCTCCATGCCATAACTAATTCCTCTATTTTATATAAATATTAGTAGTCCCAACGAACAACGAAATTCATATCGATATCTGGATTCTTTTGAATAGGTTGCGCTAACTTTGCTGTAGCTAACATCTCTGCTTTATCATTATATAAACCAATTGATGTAATATAAGGTTTTAATGTACCAGAAACAAATAATCCTTTACGCAATTCGCCTGGAGGTAATGTTGTTTGATTTGAATCAGAAACATTTCCATCTGTTACAGGCCTGTATGTCGAAGTAGGATTCATTGTAACATTGAATTGATCTTTTGGTACACGAACTAAACATTCATTTTCATAAATAGTATGAGTACCACGATATTTAACTTCCCATGTATTACCAAATATACCTGACCCTGAATTATATTTAGGTAATGGGGATGATGCAACTACCTGGCCATTTTTGTGGAACACGTTACCCGCTACATTGGTTTGATAACATGAAGCTGATAAATAATGTTTGTTTCCTAAGGACGCAATACCGGTATTATTAACAGCATAATCATACATTCTTATTTCTGCAACCATTTGTTCTACACCATCTTGCCTTTCATCATTAATATTACCTAATACAACATCAGCTGCGTTAGATGTAAAGTCTGGTAATGTTCCTGTCGTGCCTCCAGATCCAGTTACTCCATTTGCAAAAATTTCCAATTTGGATGCAGAATTTCTAACACATATATGTTGCCAATCGCCCGGTGTCATAGAAATATTTCCTGATGTTACACGTGTTGCCCTTTTACCATCACATGCTATAAAATGATATTCACCGGATGTACCATCTTGTTCTCCTGCTACAATATGAAATGGAGTACGTATTGCATTATTTTCAAATTGAGCCGCAGTAATTAATGCAGTCTGAATACCTTCTGTTGGATTAGTATTTACAGTACGTACTTTACGTTTACCATCAATACTATCTAAAAATGTTTCTTCTTTTACTCCCCATTTGGATAATATCGTTTGATCTCGTTCATCTATTTGCTTATGCCATAATGATATTGTCCAATCATCACAACGACCGAATCTATCAAATTTGTCATTATGTGGTATTTTGATTTGAGCACCTTTACCAGAATCAAAATGGGCAGCTAGACCAGATGGAGTTGCTGAAACAGCACTACTAGTAACTTCAATTCCACTTACAATAGTTACTGAATTATTTATTATTGCAGATTTTTCTACTTTGTTTAATTTATAAGTTATGCCTTTTGATAATTCACCTAACTCATCATAATCATTAAACTTTCTATACAAATTATTAAATGACATATGAAAGAAATTTCTACTACTAGATGCAAATGTAGTTGTATCTATTATAGGGTCAATTAAATTTCCATTGCCATCATCATGTAGATTAATTGTCAACCCACTTATAGAAGATGTAACATTAAATGTTCCATGTTTTATTTTTTCTCCTACCTGACCATACGGTGCTGTAAATAACGATGCCGAATGCCATAAAAATCTTTGTTGAGTATCAATACTTAAAAAATCTGCAGATTCAGCTGGATTGTGGTTACGATAATACTTATGGTTAATCGCATTCCATATTACATGTTGATTTGTATTATCATCTGAATTGATCGGAAATGTTCTATCTCCTACGCCTTGACCTGTATCTCCATCAATATGAGGGACATGTTTACGATAAATTGCATTATGTCGAAAATAACCGTCGTTGTTAGAAAAAGTACTAGATAAAACTTTATAATGTTTATAAGTCTTTACTGGCCTTTGCTGAAAATCATTTGCCTTGATTGGCTGAAATACTGACGGTATAATTGGCATATCATCTTACTAATTTAATTTAGAAGTCTAATTTAACTTTAATAAGAGCTTCTCTTGTATAATTTTTTAATAATGGTTGGGATAGTTTTGCAGTCGCTAACAACTCTCTTCTATCATTATATAACCCTACAGTTGTTATATATACTTGCGGATCTTGAACCATTGTTTTAAAAAATAATTCTCCTAATGAACCTGTAACAAATGATGGATTATTTGAATAATTATATTCTGCATTTTTAACTCTTACAAAATAATAAGTCGACTTAACTTGTTCAGAAGACCTTGCTTGAATACCACCATTTACTCCTGCAGGCGTCAATGCATTAGAACCAGATATAGATGTAAATAATTTTACTGTATTATCGCCTTGTACTCCAGAACCTGTTACAGAATTAAAATTAACTCCACCTAATGATATGTCTTTATTTAACACCTCACCATTTAATATTGCAACTCCATGTTGTGGATATAACAATCCATAATATACCGGAGCTGTTGGATTATAAATAGTAGTTCCTTCATCAATTGATCCAGAAACTAAATTATATACTAAACCTCCTTCTGATACACTTCCTCCAGAAGTTACAGATGAATCATCAATTATTTGAATGAAATTACTTGTTCCCGATAATTTAACATTAGATCCGGTATGTGCATTATTTGCAAATCCATTAACTATACCACTAGGAGCTGAACCAGATAGTTGTGCTAGTGACACTTCAAAGTTACCTGGATCTAATTTTTCTCTAACTCTTGCTCTATTGAAGTTTAATATATATATTTCATTTGTATCTGTACCATTAATTGTAAACTTTTTATCATTCGGGGCTAACAATAATTGTGCATATTGTTTATATATTGCTCTACTAGGAGTATCATTATTCAAATTTCCTGTTAAATCTTTCGAACCCGATCCATTAAAATGACCATATGCCATAGACAATTCTGAATTGGCATTATTATTAGATGCAGGATCTCCCGTCGAAAATATTTCTTGTATATATGTTTTTTGGGTTGCAGTAAGATTTGATGAAGTAAACATAGAAGTTAAACTTCCAGTATTGCCTGCAAACAAGCCTCTCGTAACAGTCTCTATATTATTAGGCAATACATCATCAGTAGGATCGAAGTTAGTATATATACGTCCTAATCTTTGACGTGCTTTTGCTTGTTCACGTTGTCTAATAATCTGATCAGCTAATTGTCTAGCTAAACTTTCAACTTGAGATGTAGCAGAAACCGGATTATTTCTTCTAAATGCTACCGGGCCTCTTCTACTTATTCTTCTGTTATATATTGCCATTTTTATTTCCCTTTATTATGCTTGTGGTTGTCCTACTGTTGCAACCTCGACTTTCTTAACTGTTAATGTTACAGAAGCTCTACCACCAGTCTCATTACCAATAAACAATATTGTAACTTGTTTATCAGCACTCAATAACTCTTTTGCAGTTATTTCAAATTGAGTACCTGATACTGTAATTGATTGAGCTGCTTCCGAATCTCCTATAAATTGTGGAACTGATGCAGCAGAATTTCTTGCTCCTCTTGTTGCAACAATATCAGCACAATCCGAGTCAGATAATATTGCCGTATATCCAAAACTTCTATTTCCGCCACCAAAGTTAACTGTGGATGGAGTTATTGTTGTAGACTCATTTGCATTTAACTCAATGTTGTTTTGTGCAACTCTTACAACAGGTATACGTGCAGTCCCTTTTGGTAAAGTAACTAATTTATATTTTAGCATCTGTGTCTCGTCTGCTAATGCTTCAACAACTGGCATATTTTCAATAGCCGCGCCATAATACGCAGTTCCTAGCGGATGTTCTGGATTATATAAATCATAATCGATTTCATCATCTGCTAATGCAAATTGTTTAATTTTAAATTCGTCTCTACCTCTTGCTAAAAGTTCTCTTCCTTTTTTAGTAAGTATTGCATCGACCGTGATTGTTGAGTTATTTAAGTATCCCATTGTTATTCCCTATCTTTTTAATAAATATGCTTATGCATAAGTTTATCTAACTTCTAAATTACCTGGATTTGTTACATTTGGCTGATTATTAAATATTAACGTATTTGGATTAGTTTCAAATATTTCTATAACCGGTTTTAGTGATAATGCATTAATAGTAGTAGGCAGATTAATTCCAGGTCCTGTTAATCTGCATCCCTCATACTTTAAATTTTCTGTCGATCGGATAAAATCGTCCATATATCCTGTTTCATCTAAACTTCTAGAATAATTATATTTACTAGGCACGCCCATTCCTAATGATCTACTAACTTCAGTAAATAGATTCCTAGCTCGTTTGTTTAATAAAGCACTCCCAGAATAATGTAATACATCATGTTTAAATATACTACTAGGTCTTTGATCAAGTATAACACTACCTGTCGGCGAATATGTTAACGGCGACAATGTACCAGTTATTTCCATTGCCAATCCTAAAGCAGTTGCTTCGGCATAATTTGTTTGGTACGGAAATAATGTATAAATATGTTTATATGTACTACTTTTATAAGGATCACCGTTAGATAATGTATGCATATTTGCCAAATAATTACCAGTATCGGAATAACCACTACTGCCTACATTATATACTTGTACACTATCAGTGACCGTTACAGGAGAATCTATACTAGCTGATAATAAGAGTGTATCACCAGATACATTTTTCACCGGATCTTCTATACGACTATCATATTGAGGATTACTAACCTTAGGCTTATCTGCTAACTTAACTTTTACTCTTTCTAATGCATGTGGTTCAATTAATAATCCCATTGACTCATCAACACGTTCCGGTAACAATTGTTTTATCTGACCAAATAATGAATAATCGAATTGACTAAAGACTCTTAAATACGCATTAATATCATTCTTATCAGAATACTTTTTCCAATATTCTTTTGAAAAATGATATAAATCTGGATAATTAAATGTAAACTCATGATCCGGATCTCCTACATAATCATCTAATGCTATATCGCCTATATGATTAAATATTTCTTTATTAATTTGATCAGCCGCTGAATAAAATAATCCTAACTTATTTGTATCAATTGGAGCTCTA